TGATGGTCTTATAATTGATGGCGATTCGAATGTTTCTATACCGAATGGAAGTGTAACAACTACAAGTCTAGTAGCCGAAAATTTATCAGTCACAAAAGCCCCGTACCAGAATACTATTACTGGTAACAGCGACGCGTCGATAGCTATTGGTGCTTCCAATACTGCTAATGGTAGATTCGGTTTACTGGTAGGTAGTTCAAACACTAATAATGGTAACCTTTCTTTAGCGGTTGGAATAGGCAACACGACCAATAAATCTGGAAATTATGCTTTAGGAGATAGAAATGTAGTTGGGCATCCTACTAGTGGCACCGGAGGAAACTCAGCAACAATCGGAAGTGATAATGTCTTACATGGTGGAAATTCTTTTGTGGCAGGAAATAATAATAATATTTCATCAGTAACAGGCGCAAATTCATATGAAAGTTCTTCTATAATTGGAAATAACAATAATATAAGCGGGTCTTTGAGAGCATTTATTTTAGGGCAAAATAACACCATAACCAATGCTAATGACTCAGTCGCTATTGGCAAAGGTTCAAATCTTACGGGTAACAATTCAATCGCAGTAGGAACTGGCTTAAAAGATTTTGCAGATGCCAACACCGTTATTCTTGGTCGATATAATGCCGATCCTGGCGATTCTTCTAAAGTTGTAATAGGCGCAGGATTTAGCAATACAGGAAGATATAACGCCATTGAAATCGAAAGCAAAGGCGCTTCAATGCGAGCTAGGTCTAAATTTATTTTTAGGAGCTTAATGGATACAAATTCATATTCTAGTGATTCAGCAGCTGCAGCAGCCGGAGTTGTATTAGGAGAGTTATATCGTGATGGAAATATTGTAAAAATACGAATGACTTAATAATCATTAAGATATAAACAAGGCTTATACAGATACATACATCGTATAAATAGAATTATGGCAAAACCTAATACAAGACAAAAATTAATAGACTATTGCTTAAGATCTTTAGGTCACCCTGTAATTGAAATCAACATTGATGAAGATCAGCTTGAAGATCGTATTGATGAAGCTATTCAATATTACCAAGAATATCATGGTGATGCGGTGGTTCGTAATTTGCGTAAACACAAAGTTACTAATTCATCATTAGTTGTAAATAGTACCGGCAATATCGCCATAGCAGTAGGTAATATCATAGAAGACGAGACCACTGGCGCAAAAGCAGTCGTTAGCACTATAAGTGGTGATAATGTATCGTCTCGTATGATTACATATGATAATGTAACTACGCCTGGTCTCAAATTTAGTGCCGGTAATAATGTAATTGTTAATTCGGAAACACACCCTATAGTAGGCACGCCTGTTCAAGGTGATATTGAAAATGGTTTTATTGAAGTTCCGAATAGTTCTAACATTCTTTCTATTAATAACGTTTTCAACACTAGTAATTCACAGACGGCCGGAATCTTTTCAGTAGATTATCAAATACATTTAAACGATATATTTGACTTAAATGCAGCTCATGGCGGTATTGTAAATTATGAAATGACAAAGCAATATATGTCATTAATTGATCGCAATATTAATGGTATGTACGAAATGATTGAATGGTCACGGCATAAGAATCGAGTTAATTTCCATTCTGACACTTTAAAAGGCATGCTTGATCAATACGTGGTGTTAGATGGTTATGAGGCGCTTGATCCAGAAACTTATACAGATGTTTATAATGATGCGTTTTTAAAGAAGTACGTAACAGCGCTGTTTAAACGTCAATGGGGATTAAACTTAATTAAATTTGAAGGAATGACTTTACCTGGCGGTGTTACATTAAATGGACGACAAATCTTTGATGATGCTAAAGAAGAGATTCAACAACTCGAAGAAACAATGCAGTTGAAACATGAAATGCCACCATTAGACTTTATCGGTTAATACGCTATGCCAAGAAATGTATACTTTAGTCAAGGAACAACCCCAGAGAAAAGACTTTACGAAGATATTACGATAGAGGCTCTTAAGATCTATGGTCATGACGTATACTACATTCCTCGTACAATAGTTAATACGAATGCCATCTTCAATGAAGATACGTTAAGTAAATTTGGCGAAGCATTTCAAATTGAAATGTACGTTGAAAACACTGATGGCTTCGAAGGTGACGGTGATTTACTTTCAAAGTTTGGTGTAGAAGTTCGAGATTCTATGACGTTAGTTCTTTCAACAAGACGTTGGGAAGAACTCGTTGGTAGATTCCAATCAACACCAGAAGCAAGACCTCAAGAAGGTGACTTAATTTATTTCCCTCTCGTAAAAGGTTTATTTCAAATTACTTTCGTTGAAGACGAAACACCTTTTTATCAAATAGCAAATCTTCCAACATTTAAGTTAAGTTGCGAATTATTTGAATATGGTAATGAAGCGCTTGATACTGGAATTGCTGATGTTGATGCATTTGAAACTGCTTATGCTTCTCGTACTAAACTTACGCTAGGTGCAGGTAGTGGAACATATCAAGTAGGAGAAGATGTAACACAAACAAATGCTACAAGTGGAATTACCGTTACCGGTGAAGTTTCAACTGTAGGAACAGGCGAAATCGAAATATCAAGTCAAGTAGCAAGTGATGGAAGTAATACGTTGTTTGCTCCAACATCTGGAAGTGCACCAGGAAATATTATAGGTTCAACCTCTGGAGCTTCATACGCTATTAGTTCAAAAGATGCATTTAGTTCAATTGATAGTAATGATCCATTCGCTGATAACGAAGATTTTGAAAATGCTATTAGCACTGGAGACTTTATAGACTTTAGTGAAAAAAATCCATTTGGAGAAATAGATATTACAACGTAGTTATGTTAGGACAATATTTTTACAATCAAACAATGAAGAAAGCAGTTGCTGTTTTTGGATCGCTATTTAATAATATGCGCATCGTAAGACAAGGAACTGGAGAAACCCGTGTGCCTATTTCTTATGGTCCTCGCAAAAAGTTTTTAGCGCGTATTCAAGCTGATACTGTCGCAGCGGCCGATGCATCTATTGCAATCAAGCTACCTCGTATGAGTTTTGAAATTACTGATATTAGTTTTGATGCAACGACAAAATTAAATAAATTTAATAAAAGAGTTTTACCAATTGAAGGTGAAACAGCTAAGGCCAATGTAGTAAATCAAAGTGTACCTTATACAGTTGGTATGCAATTAAACATATATGCCAAAAATCAAGATGATGCTTTGCAAATTCTTGAACAAATTCTTCCAACATTTGCACCGGAATATACAGTAGGTATTAAAGACATGGAAGGTCCAGGCACAGTAACTGATGTGCCAATCGTTTTAACAAGTACTTCTATATCAGATGATTACGAAGGAGATTTTCAGACAAGGCGTACTATTATTTACTCGTTGGATTTTAATATGAAAGTAAGATTTGCTGGTGGTACAAATGAAGGTGAGCTTATTCGTATTGTTGATACATTCTTTTACAGCGATACTGAAAATCGTGCAGCAAATAAAGTTGAAAATCCTTATGGAGAAGAAAACATACGAATTGCGGTTGACGCTTCCGATAATCCACCGCTAGATTCAACAGATACTATCACAACAACATTCGGATTTGATCATGTCTAAAAATGAAATACTTAATGCTCTCGAAAAAAACTTAAACATTGTCGAAAAGCCTAAAACAGAAGTCGATAAAGGGCAAATTGTTAACGACACTGAAAAGGATATCGAGTACAGTCGAGAAAAAATGAAAGAACTTATAGGACAATCGTCTGAAGCGATTAATACTATGATGGCTCTTGCTGCTGAGTCAGAACATCCACGTGCATTTGAAGTTTTGTCCAACATGATAAAAGACGCAAGTCAAATGTCGCAAGATTTAGTAAAATTACAAAAGGTTAGAAAAGATATAACACAAGAAAAAGAAGGTAGTAACAATAAAACTACGAATAACGCCGTGTTTGTAGGTTCTACTTCTGAACTTCAAAAATTTTTAAAAGATAAAGAAATTAAAAACGTAACAGAATAATATATTATGGCCGGTGATGGATACATGGGTAACCCACTTGTAAAAGGTGATAATGTTGCTCAAAATTTTACAAAGGAAGAGGTTGCAGAATACATGAAATGTATGAGCAGTCCTGAATATTTTGCAAGTAAGTATATAAAAGTAATTGCACCAAGTAAAGGTTTAGTTGATTTTAAACCTTATACTTATCAAAAAAAGTTATTTAAAAAATTCAACGAAGAACGATTTAATATTGTTTTAGCATGTCGTCAATCAGGTAAGTCTATTACTTCTGTAATTTATATTCTGTGGTATGCTATTTTTAATCCTGAAAAAACAATCGCTATACTTGCAAATAAAGGTGCTACTGCAAGAGAAATGCTTGGGCGTATCACTTTAGCACTTGAGCATTTACCTTTCTTTTTACAACCAGGCTGTAAAGAATTAAATAAAGGTAATATTACATTTGCGAATAATGCTAAAATCGTAGCAGCTGCCACAACTGGTAGTTCTATTCGTGGTCTTTCAATTGACTTATTGTTTTTAGATGAGTTTGCCTTTGTTGAACGAGACGCAGAATTTTACACGTCGACGTATCCTGTAATTTCAGCAGGTGATGAAACAAAAGTAATTGTCACATCTACTGCAAATGGCGTAGGTAATATGTTTTACAAATTATATGAAGGATCGCAAAAAGGAATAAACGAATTTAAAAATTCAAGAATTGATTGGTTTGATGTTCCAGGCCGGGACGAAAAGTGGAAAGAAGAAACCATTGCGAATACTTCTGAGTTGCAATTCGAACAAGAGTACGGAAATAATTTTTTAGGGACAGCGAATACTCTTATTAGTTCTAATTGTCTATTATCGCTTAAACCAGAATATCCGAAAAAAATTGATCAGGGAATTAGTTACTACGCGAGTCCAATAAAAGATCATCAATATATTATGACAGTTGATGTATCAAAAGGCCGCGGCCAAGATTATTCTACGTTTAATGTATTAGATATAACGACAGGTTTATTTGAACAAGTTGCTACATTTAGAGATAATATGATATCACCAATGATTTTTCCGGACGTAATTGTAAAAGTTGCAAAACAATATAACGAAGCGTTAGTTATTATTGAAAATAACGATGTAGGCCAAGTTGTTTGTAATGATGTATACTATGAATATGAATATGAAAACACATTTGTGGAATCATCAGTAAAACGGGGTGGCGTTGGTGTAACAATGACAAAACGAGTCAAAAGGATTGGTTGTTCAAATTTAAAAGATTTAATTGAACTAGGTAAACTAAAAGTTGTGGATGGAGAAACAATACAAGAATTATCTACATTCGAAATAAAAGGTTCTTCGTATGAAGCTACTCAAGGGAATCATGACGATTTAGTAATGAATTTAGTTATGTTTGCTTGGTTTGTATCGTCAGAAGCGTTTGGTGATATTTCAACAATTGATTTAAAGGAAATGTTATTTTCTGAAAAAATGAAACAAATAGAAGAAGATGTACCGCCATTTGGTGAAATAGATGACGGTGTTTCTTACGGAACTGTGTATGATACCATGGCAAACAGTTTAAAGGAGTGGAAAAATCTCTAAACTTACTTATTTATAAATAGAACTATTGAAAACAATCTTATTATGCTCAACTTATTAATTAAAACTATATTTGAAAGGAAATAAACATGGCATTCCAGGTATCGCCCGGAGTCGAGGTTAAAGAAATCGACTTAACAAATGTTATACCCGCCGTATCTACCTCAATTGGT